TGCCTACACCATTGCAAAGGACATCATCCATGCGCTGCTGACCCTGTCCAAGGTCATTGCCGCAGACCCGGAAGTGTCAAAGTGGCTGCAGGTGGTGTTCGTGGAGAACTACAACGTTACCGCCGCCGAAAAGCTGATCCCCGCCTGCGACCTGTCCGAGCAGATCAGCCTTGCCTCCAAGGAAGCTTCCGGCACCGGCAACATGAAGTTCATGCTGAACGGCGCGCTGACGCTGGGCACCATGGACGGTGCCAATGTGGAGATCAGCCAGCAGGTGGGCGAGGAGAACATCTATATCTTCGGCCAGACCTCCGATCAGGTCATCCACCGCTACGCCGTGGGCGACTACGACCCCGCCCAGTGGGTGGAGGGCGATGCCAACATCCGCCGCGCCATCAACTTCCTCACCGGCCCGGAGATGCTGGCCGCCGGTCACGCCGAAAACCTGACCCGCCTGCACAACGAGCTGATCCATAAAGACTGGTTCCAGACCCTGCCGGACTTCAACGCCTACGTTGTGCGCAAGGGGCAGGCCCTCAGCGATTACGCCTGCGACCCGAAGGGCTGGCGGCGCAAGTGTCTGGTGAATATTGCCAAAGCGGGCATGTTCTCCTCCGACCGCACTATTGCCGAGTACGACCGCGACATCTGGCATCTGGGCGAATAATTTATTATCGCAATTTTCAAAAAAAGTGCCTATCAAAACGGCACATTTGCGATATGCAGTTTGCAGATGTTGCTTGTACATTAAAAACGCAAACTGCTATGATCTCTGCGCCTCACAATCATTTTTCTTAAAGAAGCTGCTGCACATCGTGTGGCAGCTTCTTTGTTTGTGTGGTCTGTTCATCATTTGATGATGCCATCACACCGCTTGCATCCAATTCAACTTGAAGCGGACAGTTATTTTCTGCACAAAATTTTTTGAGGTTGTAAACCGCAGCAGGGCAAATCCATACCAAAGCAGGGCAAGTTCATACCAGCTCGCAATTGGGGGATCTGATTTTTCAAATTCGAGACCGCTCTGCTGGAACTTCTGAAGAACGCAGACTCCGAAGTAGTAACAGCCAACCGTTTTTGCACAAAGAAGCTCCCAATGAATCAAATATCCGCTCTTCCTAATCCGCTGAAAATTTTATTTCAGGAATACAATCAGGGTCAAATCGAGTCTGTCGGCTTCTGCAGCTTTAAGGAGATCCTTGAAGCCATCCGGCTGATGGACGCAGACGAACGCAGAGAATTGACGAGAGCCTTGTTCGCCTAAAATTTCTTCTTTTTATGCAAAGGAAAGCAGGCTGTGCAAACCTTGCGCAGAAAAGCCCCTGATTTGGGCAAATGTGCAAACGGTGTGCAGAAAGTGTGCAACCGCTTTCCTACATAAAGAAAGAACGCCAAATCTTACGATTTGACGTTCAATATCTGGTGCACCTCCAGGGACTCGAACCCTGGGCCCACTGATTAAGAGTCATTCCAGCCCGCACTCCATTGGTGCAAAAGCAAAAATAAACAACGAATATACGCTATTCTACAAAGGACTGCGCAAATACGAAAAAGCACCGTGGTAGTCAATCGGTAGTCACACTCGCCCTCAAATCGAAAATATCAAAATACGATACCAAATATCATTTTGCTGATATAGATTATCCTTTTATGCTACACTCTCCGCAAAGGAGATATGGCTGATGTTAAGGATTTTGTTGTCCGTCCGCTTAGGCGAAAAGCGATGGACTCAGAAGCAACTTGCAGACGCAACTGGAATCCGGCGAAACACAATCAATGATCTTTACCATGAGATGACCGACCGGGTATCTTTGGAACAGCTTGATTTGATTTGCAAAGCCTTGGACTGCAAAATCTCCGATCTTCTGGTTCAAGAAGAAGATTTGGATGATTTGACCCGAAGCAGGCTTGCAACGCCACGGTGCAGATCCATAACGTCCGACAAGTAAGTTATCCCCTTTCCCCGGACACTTCGGTGTCTGGGGACTTTTTTTGCCCAAAATCTTCCTCATCCAAATATACAATCCGCAATTCCGCTTCAATCTCAATACATCCAGCAGGGCGATAAATAAATTTATTTTATTTATATTTTCATGTTTTTGCTGTTGTCTTTTTCTTAAAGATGGAGGATACTATAATCACAGCAAGGGAGTACGACCGGAAGGCAAGGGGCGAAGTAAGAACCGGGAGCGCAGTAAGTCGTGAGCGCATGCTAAGTCAGTAACCCACTCCCCTGCTGCTTTTTATTTTATCTTTTCAGCCAAAGAAAGAGAGGGCATTATGAAAAAGTTTGATCTGTCCGCCATCATGTGCAAGGCATGGAAGCTGTATCGCAAGGGCGTGGGCAGTTTTGCCGAAGCTCTGCACCGGGCATGGAACAGCGCAAAGGCCGCCCCGATCAACGCCCAGCGCATCGAGGAAGCCCAGCAGGCCGCCGGGGTGGCCGAGCCTGTGAACACATGGGCAGGATGGAAAGCCGCCGGGTACATGGTGGAGCATGGCGCAAAGGCTCTGTTTCAGGCGGTGCTTATCCACAGCAGCAAGGGGGACGGCCAAACCTACAGGGCATCATTCTTCGGCGCTTCTCAGGTCAAACAACTACCCTCTGACTAAAGGAACAGCCGCCAGCATTACGATGTTTGCTGGCGGCTGTTCCTTTTATTTTTCCTGTTCATCATCGCTGAGATATATGCACTGACCGTCCGGCATCACAAAAGCCAGCTTACATCCGCATAATTCTGCCACTTTGAGAAGATCACTGGCAAACCAGCTATTTTTCCTAATTTTATTATTTACAGCCTGATTGCTGCTCATTCCCAAAACGCTTGTCAGTTCGGCCTGTTTCTTTCCTGACATTGCCAAGAGACCCTTGATAACATCCGAAACACTCATAATGTCAACACCTCCTTGTTGATTATAAGAATACATCTTTTTGAGCTATTTGTCAACCAAAAATATTTGCAACGAAATCAAAAAAATTTATCTTTTTCATTGACAAGTAAATCAAAAAGATGTATAATATAGGTGTCAGGAGGAGCGGGAAGCTCACCGGAAAGGAGAACAGACCGATGGATGAAAAAGTAAAAGCTCTGAAAGAGCTGCTGGAAATCTTGGTCGAACATCCCGATCTTGCAGAGCGGATAACGATCACGATTAAACCCAACAGAATCATTCAGAGCAACGAGACCCCCACGGATAACAAGTAATCCGTAAGAGCAGGGCGGCGGGTAGGAGCCGCCGCCCTCGCTTTTTAATTATAACCACCCACCGATGAAAAATCAAGGAGAATATATATGAACAGAGAGCGCAGAAAGGCCCTGCAGGCCATCGTTGACCAGCTTGAAACCCTCCAGATGCAGCTTGAGGAAATCCAGACCGAGGAAGAAGAATACCGGGACAACATCCCTGAAAACTTCCAGAGCGGCGAGCGGTACGAGCGTACCGAGGAAATCTGTGAAAGCCTGTCCGATGCGGTAAGCAGTCTGGAAGATGCCACCAGCAGCATTGAAGAAGCGATTGAGTAAGGAGAAGCGCCATGACCATCCGAGAGTTTGCAAAGCTGAACAATTTTCCCATCAAGGGCAAGCTGACCCGCATTCCTGATGAGGTCGAATACGACTTCAACGACCAGCCGCACAACTGCAAGCGGTACGTTGACGAGGATTTCAATGAATACGGCATCCATGAGGACGGCTTCATTGTTGCCATCCCCTGCGAAAAGGCTTGGGGGTTCAGTACCAAAGAGAAGTCCCGGATTGCCGCCATGATTGAAAAAGAACGCATGGAAGCCCGTCAGCGGCGCGGATCCTATGAATGGTAAAGGAGTAGACCATGAAAATTTCCGATATTCGCGCTTCCCTCAAGCGTCTGGCCGAAAGGCTGGACAACCAATGGGCATACGCCCAGACCTCCATCAAAGATGACATTGCCGTCGGTCAAGTCGAGTACAACGATGATGGGGAGCGGCTCCCGATTGAGCCGGAAATCAGCTACTACGGCATGATTGCCGCATTTGAAACGCTCGGCGGTGAGTGGAAACGCAGCTCTGATGGCAAGCACTGGCTGATCTGGATGGGCGTGGCCGCGATCGCACCGCAGGATAATGAGGTATAAGCAATGTGGAAGCAAGGATATATAACCATTGATGGGCACACGTTCCGCTGGGAAGCAAAAGTTTATGAGCAAGGAAGCGTTTTCGGCATTGACAACGGCCGAATTTCAAAGCTCTGGCTTGCCGAGTATGTTGGCGATCCGACTTCCAGCATGTGCAAGGAAGCTGCCTGCTATGAACGCGGCTGGGAACACCGGCCCGACACCCCGCAGGCTCAAGCCGCCGTGAAACAGCTCATTGAAAAATACAATTAAACAAAAAATCCCCCTGCGCTGGCCGATGAAGTCAACGCAGGGGGATTTTGTATGCCGCCGGGGCTGCGAAATGTAAAAATCAAGAGTGGAACATCTTTTTCAAGATATGCCGCTCTCTACAAAAGCCCTAGCTTTTCAAGTGGTTCTATTTTAGCTGGCGTTTATGTATCTGTCAAGCCTTTTTGGTACTCAGCGCCGCAGTCATAGCGTCAAAAGCGCGCTCAATGACCGCATCCAGCACTTCATCCGTGATTGCCCACTGGATGATGGCCGGGCATTTGGCGCGGAGGGCGGCGAAGACCTGCTTTTTCTTCTTCGCCCCCTGCCCCGAACCCATAATGGACTTTTCAGCCCGGTTCACCAGATCCAGCGCCAGATTCTTAACAGTAGCCTTGTAGCCCAGCCGGATACCGCCGACTGCCAGCGAAACAAAACCCGCCGCCATCAGAATGACAGCGACAGGCACGGGAATAAAACTCAGAATAGCTTCCATGATGGTTTCCTCCTATGTCACAGATACTTGTTAGCCCCAGAAATTGCCCGCCAACTGGCAGGGCCGCAGATGCCATCCACGGCCAGCTTGTGCTTCTCCTGCACTTTCAGCAGGGCGTTTTCGGTTTTTTCTCCAAAAATGCCGTCCGGGGTCAGCCCCAGCAACCGCTGGAGCATCTTCGTGGCAGTTCTGTTTACATCGCCCACGCTGCCCCGGCGGATTGTCGGCAGGATGAACGTGTTGTAGGTCGTGCTGGGATAGTGCTTCGGTGCATCGCAGAGCCACGTTGCCTTTGTGTCGCGGGTATCAGTATGTACGATGGCGCAACCATCATACCAGTAGATACCCACAGCCTTGAAGTACTGGGCGGCGATGATGCCCAAAGCCACAGGGTTGATGTCGCGGTCTTTCATGCGCCAGTCAGCCGCCATCCCATAACGGTGCTTGCTGCCCGAACTGCCTTTAACCGCCGCATTATGCGGAATACAGCGGTAGCCACTGGTAATTTTGATGGGCTTACCCAGCTTTTCCCGAACAGCCTGCATCTTCTCTACCAACTCCGAATCCACCATCTGCCGAGTACACCCGCAGGGGCATTTGAACTCCTCACGGGTAAAATTTTTGCTCAGGGCAGATGTGTCGCTGGCCTGATAGACAATGACTCTCATGTAAAAAACCTCCTTCAAGAGAAGTCGTGCTTTTGAAGCCGCTCGTTGTACACCCGCTTGATATTCGCTACTGCACAGATGCAGCGGTTGTTTTTGTAGTCGGGGTGACTGCGGCAGTAGTCCTCATAGGCATCAATGACGGCCAAAATCTCGATAAAATGCTCCCTCGTGTGGTGCTTATCATCAATCAGTTCGTCATTGAAGCGCAGGATCTGAGTACGCAGAAGATTAGCATTGCGCTCATCATCAACTTGGATATGCTCCTCCAGCTTTTTCTGGGTCTGCTTCTGCTGTTCCAGCACTTCAGCATTCAGGGCGTGTCCGATGATTTTCGCAAGCCTGCTCCACGGATTGATCTTGATGGGCGAAACCTCAATGAGCGAGAGCAGCACCAAAACCATCCCGCCACCGCTCCAGAACAATTCTTTCAGATTCACAGCCATCCCCCTCACTGAACCAGCGCGGCGATTGCCTGCAAATCAAAAATCGGAGCATCAAAAAACGCTCTCGCCCACAGCCAGTAGTCTTCGGACTCCGGGCGGCGGTACTTTTGGCAGAGTGCCGATGCCCAAACCCGGTTCCAGCGGGTCTGATAGTCCGCATCTCGACGCTCAAGGCTCCGCTGGATGTTTCCTACCAGATCCCCGCGCAGGGTGCCGTTACCGTCATCATCCTGCACAAAGCAGTCCATGCCGTTCTGGCTCCCCACAGCACACACACGCTGGTTTTTGTGCATAAGAAAACCGTCCTGACAGGTCAGGGCGGTTCCATAAGGAATATTCACTTTTCCATCTATGCCGTCGAAGCGCGCCCGGCGGCGGGCGATAAAGCGTTCATGCTCCACCATGGGTTAGACCTGCTCTTTCTTCTCGGCGAGCATACCGGTCAGCTCGGCGTAGTGCTCATCGGTCAGTTTGCCGGCGGCGTAGAAAATATCGATCTTCTCCGCCAGACCATCGGTACTGCCGCGCTCGATCATGCGCTTGCAGGTGCGATACAGAACCATTTCCGTTGCTTTGCTCATTGCGTTTTCCTCCTATCAGGTATTCTCAGTGTCATCCGTATCGGAGACATTCAACTCCAGAAGAGTCAGGCGATAAGCCTGATCCACGTTCATCTCGTCGGCATCCTCGATGGCACTTTTGGATTCCATGATCCAGCTGCCGATGTCGGTCTGCTCCAGCATGACCGTTTCCAGCTCATCACCCATCTGATCGCGGTCGAACAGCTGGTACGGCGTCCCGGCATAAGAAATGCCCGAAGCATCAGGCTCCGGGCAGAGGATATAACAGCCGTTGTCGGCTTTTTTGATGTAGGTCACGTCCTCGGTCAAGGCAAGGACGGTGCCATCACTGGCTTTGATGATTTTGAACAAGGTACTTTACCTCCAAAAATTGCATAGCAAAGCCGCCGCAGACGCAGCAGCCGCCCATGGTCATCAAAATTTTTATAGTAGGCTTCTTGGCAGTTCATATACTGCGCCACCTCCTGCAGGGTACGTTTCCCGGCCAGCCATTCCCGGTGGAACAACTTCAGTTTCCTCCGTGCGCGTATCACACCATCACGGCTACCATTGACTTTGATTTTCCCGGTCTCAGTCAAGGTAAAACGAGCCTTGCACCAGCGGAAAGGCTTTGTCAGAGGGATGATCTTGCATTTCTTCTTGTTGACCGGGATGCCGCGGATTTCAAACTGGCGCACGATAGCGCGGCCCAGCTTTTTCAGATCTTCGATATCCGGGAGAATGATGCAGTAATCATCCATGTAGTGTCCGGCGCTATGCGTGGACATCTGGCATTTGATCCAGTTGTCCACAGCACTGGGCATTGCCGCCATTTCTTGTTGGCTCGGCTCAACGCCCAGCGGCATCCCACGGCCCGGAAATTCGCCGGGAGCAGTATCAATAATGGTATCTGCTATCCGCCGAAAATCAGGGTTCAGGATATACCGCTGGTGCCGCTGATAGATGATAGAATGGGGTGCATAAGGAAAGAACTTCTTCAGGTCGAGCAGCAACACCCCGCCCGCACGGCCATACTTGCGGTAATGCCGCGCCAGCTGCTGTTTGATGCGCTTGATCTGCCAGTGCAGCCCCTTACCAATCCGGCTTGCACCGTTGTCATAGATCATGCTGGGGTCGTAAAGCGGCTCCAACACTTCCTTGCTGATGACCTTGTGGATTTGTCGGTCTGTAATATGAGGAGCGTCAATCCCACGAATCTTGCCGCGTTCGCAGACCGTGAAATGAACGTATTTCTTAGGCCGCCACCTTTTGGCCAAAATAAGCCGCCGCTGCTTCGCTGTGTGGGAAAACAGATGCCGCTCAAAGTTCTGCGTGCTCTGCTTCCAGCGTACACCGTTGCAGCATTTCCGGCCGTATTTGAACATCGTGTGGTAACTGAATACTTCTTCCAACGAACCGAGGGCGGCACAACGAGCTTCCTGTCTGGCTCGGCGTGCTGCCCGGCGGCGCTGGTATCGTGCTTCATGGCGCTCCTGACTTGTCATAAAAGTATTCGCTCCTCGTACAGATGAATTGTAGGGCATCGTCTAATCTGCTTTATGCCGGCACATGAAACGCGGTAAGATGCATCCCGCGCCATGCAAGAAGCGTCCGTGCCAGCATATCGAAAAGCAGTTTTAGAGGTTTGACCCTCAGGGAAGTACCTCTCCTTTTGCTATGGTCGTCTTTCACCTATGGCTACTCCATGTGACCAAGCATTGCAAAATCCGGGCACAACACCATACGCATTGTTAGCGTTGTTATAGTCCAACGACCCCGACGACGAAACCGCGCAGAAGTAGTTGTTGTTGTTGATGTTGTTGTAGTTCGGCGACCGCAGCCACCAGACCGCCGCCGCAGGAATTGACAGAGATACACCCACTTAAAAATCAGGCTTTCCGATTGACCGTTCCGATCATGCCTTGCAGCAGGTCGTTTTCCTTGTCAATCAGCTCACCCAACTTTTGAGCCATTTTGTCCAGTCTTTCAGTTGCTTTCTTCGCATCGACACTTTTCCCTGAGGGAGTTGTGAAACATCCCTGCGGGTTCTGGGTCATGATGAGATAGCAGTGAGTCAACCGAACATCCAGCGCCATCAGGGATGCCCGCGCTTCCAGAAGATGTGCTTTACGAAGCTGGCGCCGCTGATCGTCGGAGGGATAGATGCTGTTTGCCTTTTCGGCATGGTCTATCACCTCACCCGCCAGCTTTGCAACCGGTTCTGCAATCAATCTGGAATACCTTGCGGAAATACGGGTCAGGAAGTTTATCGTTTCAATGTAAATCGCATTGGCGATATTCACATACTCCGCTTTGCTTTCTGTGCGCTTGGATTTCAAAACTGACATGATACTTTAGTCTCCTTTGGGGTCATCGAGGTCGATTTCCCCTTGCTCTCGCTCAACTTCTTCCAAATGCTTGAGCAGCACATACTCTATGTAGTTCGTGATAGACCGATGCTCTTTTGTCGCAAGAACACCGATTTTGTCAAAAACCTCATCGGACAGGCGCAACGTAAAGACGCGCTTGTTAGTTGCCATACAATACCTCCTAACGAACAGGTTTTGAAAGTATTGTATAGCGTTTTTTGTGGCGTGTATGCACCCAAAAGACAGCTGAGTGATAGCACTTTCAGCATCTTTTTTCAAAAATTCGCGCGGGGCGCTGACGCGCCCTTTGGATTTTTTGAGGAAAGTTTGCTGTTTTCCGCCCACTTCCGTGGGCTTGAGTAGGTCGAGAATCCCTGCGGGGGATTAGACAACAAAGCCGGGCACAACACCATA